CTCGGCCTCTGTGGCGGAGATACCCAAGAACACGTCTGCGGTGCGCACCTTGTTCCAGTCGTCACCAACGTCTGTCGCTTTAGCCGTCGCGGCCTTGGCGCCGTCACGGTTGGTCTGTGTCGCTGTTAGCATGGCGCAATTGAACTCAAAGGCGATGGCGCGCAGGTCGATATAGATAGAGCGCAGGTTGTCGATCAGATTGTCAGAGCGATATTCCGCGGCCATGATGTCTGCGTAGTCTGGAATGATCAGGTCAAGAATGATCCCTTCCGAGCGATACCCTTCGATGATCCGTGCAAGCTGACTTGGTTTCAACGTGCCGGTGGCATGTGTGCGCATCTTGAAGTGACCAGACTTTGCCTGGGCAGCCAAGACAGCCGCCTCAACCCCCTGCCAGTCAGTGTGCAGTGAACGCATCGCCGTATCTGCGAAGTTCGCATCCAAACGCTGCGCAATGATGTCCGCTGAGACCTCGAGCGAGTCCAAAAGCACGTTGTAGCCCGCCAGACATGCGTTCTTGCCAAAATCACCAAGTGACATCGACTTACCAGCTTTCGCTGGCCCCATGATAACGCTGAGCTCCTGTCGACCCCATCCGTAGTGATACAGGTTGCTGTCAATCTCCGAGTAGCCGGTTGTGATGCCATTGCGAATGATCTTGCCCGCCAGGAGATCCTGACGCTGCTGACTGCGGTTCTTGATTTCCTCGAAATAGTCGTAATCGTCGCCGTCCGAGACCAGACCCACATTGTTGGCGCGCGACATTATCTCGCCAATCTTGTCGAACTGACCCTTCTCAAGCAACGTGATGGACTGCATCATCGCGTTCTCGATCGCCTGATGTTTAGCAAACGACACGACCTTGTCACTCACGTAGGTCGGGTTGGACAGATCGGCCGTCAGAATATGCTTGAGGGAATTGATGATGTCCGGAAGCTGATCTTTGCGAATGCGGTTCGCGGCAAGTTCATCCTTGACCATCTGATTGATCATCGACCGGTCAGGAACCTGATTGTAGGTCTCGACATGCGCCTTGATAATCCGGACAACATCGCCCGTTGCTGTCTCTGTGAAATACTGCGGCAGAAGCAAGTCCTTGACCTTCTTCGCAAAGGACGTGTCGCGCATGAACAGAGCGGCGATCTTTAACTGAAATGAGGGATCGAACTCAAATTGCGCGTTTGACATGATGTCTCCTATGTAAGTGCTGACATACGCTTGGGCGCATAAATTCACATTATGCGCTCCAAAGTATGTCTTATTGTGCTTGTTTTTGAGTATAGCAAAGCGCGCTTAGGGATGCGCTAGGTATTGCTCGATTTTTTGCTGATCATCTTCGTCAGGATAGCGCGCGCGGACCTTTTCCATCGGCAACATGTCCTGTCTGATCATATGCGCCAGAAAGTAAAGAGGATCTGAACGGCGCATGGACTGCGCAAACAGCCATTCGTGATAATCATCCTGCACCTTTAGACCGTCATAGTTCTGCACCAGAAAGGCAGGATGATCCGAGGTCCAGGTGTCCGTGCCCATCAGTTCTTCCCAGCGCTGAGAAACCTTGTCGAGAACGACCGCGTGATACAGATGTTCGGGCTGTGGCATGTGACGCTGCTGCCAACGGCGCATGCGAAACGTCATGGCATTCTCGATGTAGTGCTCGTATGGCATTCCGATGCCATCCGCAAACTGACGGCCACGCCAGCACCCCGTCAGAACACGCTTCCACTTTGTCTCGCCTTTCTCAACCCCCTGAACGATACTATCCCAAGTCAAAACGCGCAGGTGCTCGGAACGCTCGCGGTCGATTTCGCGTCTGTAAATGCGTCTGTAAATTTCGCCATATGCTGCAACATAGGCCTTTGTCGCTTGAAGCGGCGTCATGAAGCGATAGTCGAACCACTTGGTGTCGCTCAACATCGCTTCATAATTGTGGAACTCCTTCTTTACGAAGGCCTGTGCGAAGAAATCATTCTCCAAAATGTGGTCAGTGCCACGCATTTCGTTGTCGAGCTGCTGCGATGTGAAATAGGTCAAGAGTGACAAGATGATGTCCTTTGTTAATCTACTTCTGTTATAGTCACACCGCAGCTGGGATGCGCTCAGTTTGAATACATTTTCACAATGTCCATGCACAAACCGGACCGGACGATGTCTTCTACGTCAAAGCCAACAGCCGATATGTCTTTGTGCCCTCTGGTCCGCTCGATCGCATCCGTCAGTCCCGATGAGGCACCGATGTCTGACTGGTCCGGGTCGCCGGAGATGATGAACTTTGAGTTTTCACCAATCCGCGTCAGAAGCATTTTCATCTGAGCCTTTGTGGCGTTCTGCATTTCGTCCGCCAAGAGCCAGGTGTTCTTGAAAGAGGCGCGGATCAATGATCTTGCGCTTCAACAGATATTCCAGATGCCCTGTGCCCAGACGTTCTTCCAGCGCCTGATAAAAAGGCTCGAGATAGGGATCGTATTTGTCCTTCATCTCGCCCGGCAGAAAGCCCAATTTCTCCCCTGCCGCCTCGACGGCTGGCCGAACCAGAATGATGTTCTCGATCAAGCCGTCGCGCAGCGCATCAGCGGCGCGACATGTCGCAAGATAGGTCTTTCCTGTGCCTGCAGGACCGTAACCATAGATCAACTTCTTCGACCGAATAGCATCATCATAGCGCGCCTGCGCATCTGTCAGTGGCTTGATAATGACGGAGCTTGGTTTCTTGCCTGCTTTTGTGATCTCCTGTTCAGGAGGTGTGGTCTCGGCAATATGAATCCTGCGCTGCGCCCGACGTGTCTGACGAGCGGCAACTTTGTGGTTCTTTTTCATGTTGGGGGTTTCCAAGCTGGGATGTGTAAAAGGACTCTAGCTCAAACTTTAGGACAGGTTAAGTCTTGACTTACTTATTCTTTAGTTTCCCCTGCGACCGCAAAACTATTTCATTGGTGCGCTTACCTACCGGTGACAAATGCCGCGGTCGCAAGGGATCTCTTATAACAGAAGAAGGTTACGCGTGCGCTCCGACTTCATGTTAAAACCAATAGCCATGACGGCCGAATGTGACTTGTATCCGCCCGAGGCGTGCTGATCACGCACAGTCAAGGCTGGCATCTGCATCCAGTAAATGCCCGGAAACTCGTCTGCTTTGATGTGATGAAGGTGGCCGGTCATAACGATGCGGTAGCGCGTGCGGCCCCAAACGTCTGGAAACTCGGCCGCGCAGAACATCGCCAGATCCTTTGGCGTGCGCTTGTCGCCGTGATGAATGAAGATAGCCACCTCGCCATGTTCAACGACAGAAAATTCAGATGAGCCCGGCGCCTCGAAGTTCATGTAGATTTTGACGCGCGGATTGTCACGGTAGCGATAATGAAGACCGATCAGAATGGTCTCCCAGTTCTGCGGATCGTGATTGCCCGGAACCGAGTAATATTCAACCACCTCATGCTTGACCAAGGCCATCTCGATGCAGGATGATATGACGCTGATTGCCTCGAAGACGGTGAAGTAATTGCGACCATCTACGTCGAGCTGGTGATTTGACCGGCGTGTAACATTGCGGTCGTCGGTCTGGTGCGTAAAGTCACCACCGTTGATAATGACGCCGCGGTAGGCATTCGGTGCGCCGGCCATAACAGAAGACATTGCCGCCTTGATACGATTACTGCCGATCTCGAGGTTCATTTCCTCACCGGATGCGCCTTTATGTGCGCGCATGCCCAGATGAGCGTCAAAGAGCGGATAGACGACCATCATTTCCGGATCTGTGATCATTGATGCGATGATCTCGGGCGCGGCTGGAACACTCTGCAATGCCTCACGCACCTGATCCAGAAACTCTTCAGGCGATCCGGCTTTCATGGGCGCCAGTTGCATCGAATATTTCTGGTCTTTGATCCACAAGGACTTCGGGATCATTTTAGAGCCGAAGTGATCCATTGCCTCGACGATCGCCGGATCAACTGTGTCTCTTTCCACATATGCGGTGTAGCGGTCTATCAGAGCCGGAACATTCTCACCTGCACGCAGGCGGTTTCGCATAATGGCCGCGTAATTGGTTACGGTCTTGGAAGACCTTTTCAGCTCTCTCGCCACGTCTTCCAAAAACGGATAGGTCTTTATGTCGTTGTAGATTTCCGCGAACCGGATGTGCTTATCTTTGGTTGATTCAGAACCGTTCATCGTAAGTAGTTCTTTCTCTTTAAGGTATAGTATATCTTACGATGAACGGTCCGGTTTAATTCCAGAACGGCGTTCTTGTAAGCCAGGGTGTTGGAACAGAAAACTTACCGAAACCGATCCGGCAGCGGTGAAACACATCGGCGTAGCTTTCATGCAAAAGAACCTCCGGCGGTGCTGCCTGAACATGCCAATTCTCAAAGACATGAAATCCAGCAAAACGAACCTCTGGGGCGCCCCAGACGTAATCGACCGGCGAGTCATTGCCGCCGCGCTCACCTTTGCGCCAGCGGATATATTCCGGGTTGCAGCTGTTGCGAAGTTTGAAGAAACTACCGGAGACATAAACCCATTCACTTGAGTTTTCATCCTGCACTGCGGTCATAAAGACTCGATCCACGACGGGAAAGTATTTCCCCTCAATGGTGCCCGGACCTATAAGCGAGATCCATCCAGCAGAAAGAACAGCAGTCCAAATATGGAAAGCGTGTTTCACAAATCTTCCTCCACTCGACGTTTCTTTCCAAAAGCGGCTTCAACGATACCAGGCGCGACAGAAACGATGCCGCGCACCAGATGCTCGCCTGTCAGAACAAGACCAATGACGACAAGGTCACGGTCCTCGACTGACAGCGTCGAGAAATTCCGAATAATCATATCCGTGCCGTAATACGCAGCGACAGCGCCAGCGATGACTCCACCGACCGCTTCTTTGCGTGTGGCGGGCCGTGGCGAGAAGAAATATTTGACAGCAGATCCAACAGCAACGGCGGCCCAGAACTTTAAGTCCTGACCCAGAATCGCAGCTTCGTTCAGGACATCCATCCAGGACTGATGACTACTCACTGCACTGTCTCCGATCTACGGGTGCGAAGGGTGCGATACCACTCGGCACAAAATTCGATGCGGCTGTTTTGCTGATCCAGACGGTTGTTCAGACGCAAGGCGGTTACTTTGAGGTTTTCACCTTCCACGACACCGCTGGTCAGCTTCTGGTCGCAATACTCCGGCAGCTCCGGAAGAGCATCCGGGGCTTCAGCGACGGCTTTGCGCGCCGCGGCTTCTGATGTTTGCGTCTGCATCTTTGTCTCACCGCAGGCGGTCAAAAAGATCAGCGTCAACAGAGCAATTAGCATTGGTTTCAATTTGCGCGGCATAGTCTGCCAGCTCCCGTTCAAACTCTTCCTGGTCAACGCCAGCCTTCGTTACTTTTTCGTCCAACTCTGCGTTGACCTCGACCACGGCTTTCAACCTGATGGCCAGAACGTTGCGCTCTGCTAAAAGTGCCGCCTTCTGGATTTCAATCGCGATCTTGTTGCGCTCTGCGTCCCTGATGTAGAGCAAGCCCGAAACAACTGCTGAGACGCACGCAGCGACGCACAGGAGCACGACCACGAGTTTTAGCTTGTCCCACATGCGCGTCACAGGTAATTGCGTCCCTTGAGCGCGGTATGAAGCGCGGCGCGTGTCATGGGTCCGGAGACGCCATCGACAGTGAGTTTGGCTTCTCTTTGAAATCCGGCGATATTTGCAGGCCCAAAACCAAGCACGACCAGAGCCAGACGATCATACCGCTCGTAACGGTCTTTCAGACCATTGAAGCCACCATTGATCCGGCGCGTAACGGCCCGGACGTCGCCGGTGTCAGCCAGATCGTTCAGGTTATTTGCGCGCCAGAACCAAATCGGCACAAGACCCTCCCAGGGATCTGTCAAAACCTTGTCGGGGTTTTTTGTAAAATCAGGTGCGCTCGGGTCAGCCCGGCGCGCCCACTCCGTAAACTTGGTGTAATTGTAACGACCGGTGATCTGGATCGGTCCGCGACCGCGAAACTTCGAGCCGTCTCCAGCGATCACATTTCCGAGATCACGGCGCCCCTCGTAGCGGCTTTGAGCGGCTGTCGGGCCCCAAATCTCACGGTCATACCGAAAGTCACCGGACTCGTGTCCGAGCTGAGAGCCGTAATGCACGAAACGGTGTGGCTTATCGAGACCAACGCGCGCACCAAACTCCTCAAGCGCAGTTGCGACCGAGTTCAAATTGCTACTTACAGGCACAGCCTTGCTGGATTTTGAAAGAAGGAGTGCGATTTTGGAAGAGTTCATGATCTCATGCCCCGTAATAAGTAAGCAGTGACTGAGGTTATACAGCACGCGGATTTATTTGTCATCCATCAAATCGGTCTATTTCGCCTTTCAGTGGTATGAACAAAGACAAAATAACCGCAGGTGGAATTTTAAGCGAGATGTGGCGCGACGGCGACATCAAAGGACGACAAAATGGTCTCAATGTTGGCGCGCGTTACGGCCTCTTCGATATCCTGAATAACCCCCATACGCAGCATCTCGAGATTGCTGGCAATGGTCTTCCATATGAATGCCATATTAACAACGACCTGCGCCACATCGAGCAGTGTCGGGGCTGTGATGCCGATCTCGGCCGCCAGAAGCGGATAGTCGCTTGCCAGGCTTGTAGCGCCCTGCGCAAGGCATTCGACCGCCTCTTCCTGCTTTGCCTTGTAGAGCATGTCCTGTCCGGGAATGACGGTGATATAGCGCATGCGCACCTTACCGATGGTCTCATTGACCTGACCGATCGCACGCAGCTTGAGCGCCGGGATGTTTTGACCAAAACTAGGCATCAGGAAATCTCCAATTTCGTCTTTACCGTCTGGTATGGAAACGGCGGCTTAATATCGAACATGTAGGTTCCGGGATCATCCAGTGTCAGTGTGCCGTCAGCGGGTCCGAATAGTTCGAGATCACCGACTTCGTTGCTCACCCAAACCTCTGTGCCGGCGGGGAGCAGGCTCAGGTCATAGGATGCGCTCGGCATCGCGGCGATCTGGGGTCTGTCGGCGCGCGCACCGTTCAGCACGTAATGCAGATCCATGTCAGCCTCGCCAACCAAGGCAAGAACATCATCCCAAACCTGCTCGAGAGGATTGGGCGCATTACCAACCTGAATAATGCGCCCCTCGGGAGTGTAATTCATAAAGGGAAGGTTTGTCTGTGACATTAGCGTTTAACTCCAAGAAGGGTCACTGTGCCCTTTGCTGCCAGCGTGCTGTCCTGACCCCACCAATCCATCTCGAAAGTGTATGTGGCTGCTGCCAGATCCATGTAAATCTGACCTGTCGCGAAGTCGCTTGCCTGATACAGCGGTTCGCGGCTGAGAATAACAGCGGAGGCATTACGGAATATCTTGATACCCCACTGTTTCGTTCCGGCGTTGAACTCCTGCTCGATGCTCCAGATCATCAGAACCTTGGCTGGCTGGCTCAGCACAAACGACGGAACGGTAACGAGCCTTCTCCATGTCGAGGAGCTCGCTCCGGTGAACTGAGCGCCCGACAGTGAGAAAGGAACAACAACCGCGTTGCCCTCGATGGTCAACGTGTCAACAGTCGCGTTACCCAACTGCGCCTTTTGCGTAATCAGGTTTGCTGTTGTGATCAGCTGTGAGGCCGTGATCGTTCCGGTTTTGATATTAGACCCTTCGATCAGGGTCTTTCCGTATGTAGCCGACAGATCAGATCCGCCACGATAGGTGGCAAGAATGATCCGGTCAGCTCCCATAGCTGTCGATATAGATGTCGTGGTAGAAAGGGCGGTCGCGCCCATTATCCAGTAAACATACCGGATGCCACTCGACCATGTGGTGAGGCTGGCACCCACGGCTGTTGTAACCGCTGTGCCGCCGTCGTTCACCCAAGTTATGACGCCGCTATCCCAAGCCAAGGCATTTGTGAAAGGGGTATTGTGCTGAAAGTTGAAACCCACAAGGCTAAGGTTGCGAGACCCAATCTCCATCTTGTTGGCGGTAACGGTATTTGCGGAGATGTTTCCACCGTCGATCTTGGTCAGATCGCCGCCTTTGCGCCAATCAGACAGCGTTGTTGCGCCTGAAATAACGATTTTGCCAGGGTCGATCTGCGTAAACAGAGTGTTGATCCGTGCAGCAGGGTTATCCGCATTGGCCTGAATTACACCAAGCGTCTGACCGCTCACCGTGATGGTGTTGGACAGCGTCGTGCCTGCCGTGATCTTGTTGGCGCTCAGTGTGCCGCTGATCTTCGCGTCAGTGATAACGGCATCTGAAATCTGCGCCGTTCCGGTGATGACCGCCGAAGTTGTTGTAAGCTGCGAGGCTGTGATTGTGCCGGTCTTAACAGTTGATCCGTCAATGATTGTGCGGCCGAAGTCCGCGTCAAGTTTAACACCACCCTCGTATGTCGCCAGAACCACATTATTTGTGCCAAAGGCAGTTGTCTGTGATGTGGTTGTGGAAATACTGGTCGAACCCTGAACCCAGTAAAGGTAAAGAATGCCAGAGGACCAAAGTGTTCCAGAGACGTTCTGAACGATTGTTGTGCTAGTGGATATACC